GTTGTTCTGATTAGGGGCTTGCGGTGGAATTGCGCAACGTTTGGTGGATTTGCAATTAGAGGTGCAGTGGAAGTTGTAACAGATGGTGGTAAAACTTCCCAAGGAGTTCCTCCGTATACATTAAGTTGAAAATCGGAAGCACATGCTTCATACACTACAACCTCTACGTCTGGAGCGACGGTAGCGGTTGAACGTAAAGGATTTTGAACATATATTCTTAATCTTCCAACTGTGTACGCAGGTTCTCCAAACTGTGAACCAATGGGAGGAGTACGACGTTGAGGATACGGCGATAAGTACGGTAAATGCAAAGCTACAGTGGCTCGACCTTCTGACAGATCAAGAGTAGTAAAATAGGACTGCGTGGCATCTTCATATGCAATATCGCTGGTATCTGTCGCGTACGACAATAAAAGCTGTCCTCGATGCATCTGAGTAGCATGAACGTCGAGGATGATAATCTTACCTCCGGTCCAAAAATTAAACATGGCAGACATTTCAGAATGCACTCCTGTGGCAAATGCACCAGATGATTCTGGAATATACGGACCATTGTCATATCCGCTAAGATAAGTTCCTGCTTGATCCGCAGCTTGCCACGTGAAGCGACGCACAATAGATTTGGTGTTTTGCAATATATTGTACATGTCTGTTTCCGAGGAATCGCTGCCAAAGCATTCCTTATCTGGTAAAGTCATTCCATTGTGATTTACAGTAGTGAATCTCTCTGTTAATACCGGCAAGTCGCTGGCTATGCTAAAAGGCCTGCGTCTTTGCTGCACTAACTGGTTCTGCTCTGTCATCATGTGGGCATCCAATTCTAATCCGAGCGCTGACATCTTCTCTACCAAAGGAAGAGTGTTCTCAATTGCTCGCTCAACAAATTGAAGCATGCCTGATTGTGGTGTGGTAAAAGGGTACTCGGCGTCATATTCAATGGTCTCCTGATTGCATTGGCTTGGGACTAGCGCAATGCGCTGGTACATGGTGGGAAATCTTGTATCCAATGGTGTTCCCATATACAAACCCATGTGAAAGTCGTCACCTACGGCAACATCCACATTAAGGATGACAGTTCTCTTCGAATTGCCATGATTGTATATGGCGACAAAAATTTCGTCAACAGGATCCCAAGATTGGGGACCAGGAGCTCCAGCAGTCGTTGGAAGAACAAAGTACGGTTGGGTCCAAGGAACGGTAACCATACCCATGGAATCTCCATCGAAAGTTTGCAGACCACAATTTGACGGCTGTTGTCCGTAACCGTGACCGCCAACGGGGTTAAACGAAATCTTTCCATAAATGCTGTTGTCGGGAGCGGATTCCAAACTAAATCTTAAATTTACACTACCTCTAAAAAGTCCAAAATATCTATCAAAGCCGCGAAAAGCTGCTTTGTAAATATCTTTTAAATCAAAGACAGAATTCACAATTTGGTTTGTATCGATATCGATCTTTATTCTACCTGCCATTTCCCATCGCTTCAACAACTGCATTAAATCATTAGGAGCGTCTTGAAAATGAGAAATTTCTGGGGTGCCAAGAGTTCCTTTCCCGGCACACATCTTGACAGCTGGCATCTTCGACGGAATGTCGTTGATGTCACACAAGACTGATGCAATAGAAATTCCTGATTGTGGGTTGGTCTTAATTGCGTTGTTAGAGAACTTAAATGACTGGTACATCTGTGAAGGTACTATTTCTGGAAGTTTGAATTCACTATCCTCTATTGACACATAAACTGCGCCATTGATGGTTCCCGGATTGGTAGGGCCTGTCTTGAGAGCGGAATTTACCATAATGGCAAATGTTCCCAATTGATCAGACTCGGCTTTTATAAATCCAGTAAACCATCTAAAGGGAATAACAAACTCTAATCCTTCCTCTTGAGAAAGTTTGTGAATAAGAGCTCCCATATTTACTAAAGCGGGTATGGTCGGTTTTTTCTGTAATGGAGAAAAACCAATTACCAAGCCACCGGCATAAAATGGGGACGACTTCATCACAACCTTAACTCGTAGTGTACCTTTCCAAAATTTTGTGACGTCAAATGGTTCTTTCTGAGCTGGAGTAACCAAAAAGTCTCTCGGGGCTTTCAAATCTAAAATGATATCTCCAACAGCGTCTGCAGTTGACCAAACGAAATCTTTAACATAAGTGAATTTCTTCACTAGTTTTTCAAGATCCCAGTTTACGTCACTCATGTAGACTTCTGAACGGACATTTTGTGATTGAATAAGTTGGTCACCGGTTTTAACTGGTTTAGTTTTTGTAGAAGCAGCGTCTTGAACGCTGGTGCCTACAGAATCTGTCACTTTCTTGCTGGGAGTTCCTATAATCTCGTTGTTAATGATCTCTTCACCTATCTTTCCTATCTGTTCACTAACGGGGGATGTATCGATCTCTGCTGTTCCAAGAAGCTGTTTGTCCAAAGCTTGCACAGCGAGACCTGATTGGTTGAATGTTTCTATTATTTGTATTGGGGACATGTTGTATTTTGCCCTTTCTGTCGCTGGCACTCTTGATTTTTCCGTGCTTGCGAGGGTGAAAGGATCTTCTTGTATTTCACGCGATGCGAAATCGGTGTGGGAGCCTGGAAAACAATGAAAATTGTTCCAGATAACAGATAACTCCTCATAGGTTGGTAACACCAATCTCGGTTCTCGATCTAATGCCTTGTTTCGGAAGTCCTCAATGACT